CTCTTATAGAATTTTAAGTAACGCTACCAAGTTTAAAGAATTTAAACCTACTGTTAAGCATTACTTAACAGCTCATGTGAGGACAAGACTGGTGTACATAAACCCATCTGAGTGGGACATAGCTTTATTTCTACCATCTGCTCAGTTCGTTGGAGCTACAAGAACACAGGTCTATAATGACTCAAGAAAGATCATAAGAGGAAGATAATGGCTTTCAATGTATCACAATTTAAGGCTCAAATGGATAGGCTTGGCGGCCCGTCACGAGCGAGCTTATTTGAAGTTATTATAACTCCTAAAGTTGCTGTAGTTTCTGAAGCGAGCCCAAGAGACCTTACTTTCTTTTGTAAGAACGTAGCAATACCAGGGATGGTATTCAATGCTACTATTTATGAAACGCCAGGACAAATGCGAAAAGCGTTTCCTATGTCTTGGAACCCAGAACCAGTTCAAGCTATTTTTCTCTTAGATTCATATCATCAGGTTTTATCTTTCTTTCATTCTTGGAGTCAATCTATTGTAAACTACGGTACTGCTGGTGGACCTTTTTCAGAGGTTGACGGAAAGCTTCCATTTGAAATCGGTTACAAAGATGAATATTCTGCTAGGATTACGATAAGACATTATTCTGTAGACTACACCACATCTGGAAAATTTTATGAGGTTATTTTAGATAACGCTTTTCCAATTCAAATGGGAGATGTAGATTTAGCATGGGAGAATAATGATCAGTTTACAGTTCTCCCAGTAAGCTTCCAATACGATAGAATTCAATTCTCAGGAGAAAGAGTTGGAACGCCGTCTGCTAGAAACTCAAGAGGCAACGGTGTTCTTCAGCTCATTAATTCTATAGGCTCTATAGAACAGCTTATTGGCCAGAGAATTATACCCACAAGTGTTCAAGATGCTGTTAACAGATTTACAAGAGTTACGAATGTGTTTGACAATATCTCTCGAAACTTGAGTAATATTATTTAATAAGGAGAAATTTAAATTATGGCACTACCTAAAATTGATTTACCTATATTTGAAATGACTTTGCCATCTAATGGTGAAAAAATTAAATATAGACCATTTACAGTAAAAGAAGAAAAGATTCTGCTGGTTGCTCAAGAATCAAAAGAAGCTTCTCAAGAAATTATAGCAACTAAACAAGTAGTAAATAACTGCTTAATCGATAAAGAAATTTCAGATTTAGCTATGTTTGATTTAGAATATATTATTATGGTTTTGAGAAGCAAGTCTGTAGATAACAATATATCTTTTTCTATTAAAGATCCAGATACAGAAGAAATTGTTAAGCTAAGTCTAGATATTGATGATGTTAAATTTGTTACTCAACCGGACCATTCTAATAAAATAAAAATAAACGAAGACTTTACTCTATTTTTAAGATACCCATCTATAGATGAGTTTATTAAAATAGTAGAGATGAACCCAAACGATCCATTAGTTAATTACTTTGTTATGGTTTCTTGTTTAGATAAGTTAGCTTCAGAAGATGAAGTATATCATTTTAAAGATTATAACGATGAAGAAATAGATGCGTTTATGGAGAGTCTTAGTGGTAATGTAATTAAGAGTGTACAGCAGTTTTTCGAAACTACACCAAAACTTAGACATGAACTAAAATATAAAAATAAAAATGGCGATGAGAAAACTTTTGTTATAGAAGGAATGCGAACTTTTTTTATCTAATGCTGTGCCATAACACGCTCAGCGAATATTATCAAATGATCTTCGCTTTGGCACAGCACCATAAATACTCGATAAGTGATGTTGAAAATTTGATACCATATGAAAGAGATCTTTATTTCGCTATGTTGGTTGAATATATAGAAAAACAAAACGAAAAGAACAGGTAATTAAATGGCAGAACTGTCAGCTGAAACGCAAGCTATTATAGAAAGATTAAAAGCAGAAGGACAATTAGTTCGCAATAGCGGAACTAATTCTATTCGTTCTGTTAAAATTCAGCTAGATAGATTTGAAGGAGTCTTTAATACTATTTCTGCCAATGTAGTAGAACAAACAAAAATTTTACAAATGCAAGCTGGACTAGCTCAAGAAGCAGTTGAAGCGCAAAGAACCAAAGAACAATTTGACGAATTGCAACAAGAAAAAGAAAAAGAAAGCAGATCATCAGATAATGGATCAGAAACAAACAAAAAAATAGATGATATTGGAGACAAAATATCTAGTGCTCTTTCGTTAAAAAATTTAGCATTAGCTGGAGCGGGTCTTTTCGTTGGTTATAATCTTCTTAAAGGCTTTATAGACGAAAGAACCGACGGTGGATTTACAAGAATGGAAGAATCCATTAGAAATACAGATTTCGCCGGTTTATCTACTATGGTGAATGCTCTTACTTCTATAGATTGGCAAGGGTTTGCTGATATAATGAACAGACTGATTCGTAGCGTTGAAAATTTTGATGAGTGGTTAGCATCTTTACCAGGGATTATATTAGGCGGGCATTTATTTCGACAAGGCGTCAGAGGAATGATTGACGGAGCTCTAGATTCTAGAAGAGGAAATAGAGGACCAAGAAGAGGAGGAGGTGGTGGTGGCCCTAGAGGTTTGGGAGCATTAAGATTAACTATTCTCGGCGCAGTAACATCTTTAGCTTGGGCTTATGGAGATGAAGTTGAAGCCTACTTAAGAGATCAGATGGGCATGAAACCAGATGTTGCAGAATTAACTGTTGATGTAGCTAAATATGGTCTTACAGCGGCCGCGGGTGCTGCTACTCTTGCAGCGATGTTTGGCATGACTATAGGAGCACCAGGATTAATTTTAGCTGCTGCAGCTGGAGTTGCGTTCGTTCTTGGAAGAGAGGTTTACGACTGGTTCGTTAATCAAGAAGAAAGAGCTGCTGAGGCTGCGCGAGAAAGATTACGAACTATTGAACTAGCAGATCAAATTTTAAACTCTCGTCGAGCAGAATTTGAACAACTGGCTAATGACTTAGCTACGATGACTCCTGAAGAGCAAAATGCAGCAACTGAAGATTTAACACCTGCTGAAACATTAGCGTTAAATAACGTCATTACACCAATCCAAGAAGCTTTAGAAGAGTTAAATTATGCTCAAACTGAAGCTGAGAGAATGAGATTAATGAACCCGAATATGGCAGGAGGAGATCCAGGAGCCAACAGGCGCTTAGCTGATGCTCAAGAATATCTACAAAGCCTTATAGGCCCTGATCCAGAAACCGGTGAAGTAGATCAACAAACAATTGATGCGTTGTGGGCTTTAAGAACTAATCTGCTATCTCAAGCTGAAAGTATGTTTGATTTTGATACTGGTCAAGTAATAGGTGATAGAATAAGATACGACTCTTTAACTTCTCAAAGCGCATACATAGATAATTTACTAAGATCAATGGGAGCGATGGGTGAAGGTGTTAATTTTTTTAGAACCGGAACTCGCGGGTTCGCGGATTTCGGCGCGGGAGAATTCGCAGTTCTACATGGAAGAGAAGCCGTAGTGCCATTCAACACAGCAGCAGGTCGCTTCTTAGACCAATACTTTACAGAAAGCTGGGAACCTAGAGTTGCTAATCAAGGAAGAATGGAAACAGTGGCTTCAGGTGCATTTGGTGGTGGTGGAGCAGTAGTAATTAATGCACCAACCACAGTGTCTCCAACTATAACTAATGTTGAAGGTGCTAAGAGCGTCAACCAATTAAGCGTAAGAAGCGGTGGTGGCGGAATGGGTTCTGGATCTGCAAATCCATACGGCCTTCCAGGTTTAGCAAATTAAAAAAGGGAGCTTTCGCTCCCTTTAATCGAACGGCGTATAGCCTGCCCCCGTTAGTCTTTTGTTGAAACGAAAGAATACATTTCTTTTGCTTTAGCCATCAATTCTTCCATAGAATACATTTTATAGGCTTCTTGTAGCTGCTCTTCAACTTCTTCACGAACTTTTTTACCTTCGGCAATCATGTTCTCGTAAAATTGAATATTCATATGGTATTGCTGATCCATATAGTCTTTAGCAAGCTTAAGCATATCTGCGCGGATTTCAAATGGGTTCTTATTAGTCATTTGTTTTCACCTTTGTCATAGTATCGAATGCATGCTTCATTACGGTTTCAGTGTTATCAATTAGCATATGAGCGAAATTTGTTTGCGCTTTAATGTAGTCTTGAGCTGCTGCAGCAAGTGTTTCGTCTTGAATAGTTCTACGTACAAAGTCTGACTTTGCGTTTTGGAAATAGCTTACTAACATTTTCATTTTATTTCTCCTTGTGTTGTGTGTGATGGAGGGCCTTTCACCCTCCTGGTTTTATTTATTCAGTTAGAAGTTCTTTTTCAGCATGTCTGCTGTGTCCGATAAGAATTTTCTTCGGCTTCTTTTCTTCTGGGATAATATTCTCAAGTGTAATTGTGAGAATACCATCAGCAAGATCTGCGCCATTTACAACAATGGTGTCTGCTAAAGTAAATCTTTGACGGAACGCGCGTGCTGAAATGCCTTTGTGAAGGTAAGTCTTTTCGTCTTCTGATTCTTTTCTACCTTCGACGTATAAGACACCGTCTTTGACTTCAATCTCAAGATCATCTTGAGTAAAACCAGCGATTGCAAGTTGCAACTCGTAATGGTTTTCTTCAGTCTTGATGATGTTATATGGAGGGTAGTTTGTTTGACCTGGTGTGGCTGCCGATAGCTTATTAAGCATCTTATCAAAGCCAATAAAATATGGGTCGTTTAATAGATCTGTAGTAATTCTACGAGTATTCATGTTTATCTCCTTGATTAAGCAAGATTGTTTTATTAATAGGTCCTATGAGGCACCTACGATCTATTTATATATCATCTACTGAAATGTCAATAGCTAATTTGAATTATTTTGTCCAAGCTTCAAATTCAAGACCATTCGCTACGTAACAAGCATAAACGCCATCTAATAAACTAACAAGAGACCAAGTTCCAGTATCTTGATTTACAGCAAATACGAAATCAGTCCATACAGGTCCTGCTACAGCATGATTTTGATATAGCTTTCCTGTAAAAAGAATTTTTTCTCCATATTCACTGCCGGACTCTCGAGCTATATCTTCGGCTATACCACACTGTTGTCTTGCAATGAATACTGGAGACTGAACAGGAGCTTCTTGAGCAATAGAAAATGAAGTAGTTAAGAGAAGTGTGGTGACGGAGGCTTTAAACATCTCCACCTACCAAGAAAGCTAACAACTCTCCATCAGAAATGGAAACTAAGCTTTCCGATATATTTTCGATAATAAGTTCGTCGTTTTGGTTTTCCATGATAAGCTGCACTCCACAGACAAGAGTTAGGCCTTTTTTCAAAGCTACTTCAGGATTTATATAAGCCTTTTGAATCTTTGCTGATATTTCTGGTAGTTGGAACTCAACTGGAACTATTACTCGAACAGTTGGAGGTAACTGAAAACAATCTTTGCTACCTCCAACTCCTTTTACAACGATAGGCATCTCTTTATTCCAAGCGTTGTAAGATCTCAAACGTTCTCCATTTTTAATGGATGCTTTCACTTCAATCATATTATTTTTTTCCTATGTTATACTTGGCCTCTAGTGTCCAACCAGATTTTTCTTTATGCGACAAAATCTTAATTTGATTTAGAGGAGCTACAGGATCTTGGGCTTCTTCTGTATTCAATACTTTAATCAAATCCCACTCTTCTAAAAGGTTTACAATAGTATTGCGTCTTGCTTTATCTTCATCTGTAAAAGTATCTTTTTTACCATCAAGTATAAAAAGTTCTTTGAAATGGAGAATTGAATATCTGCCTTGCTTATGTAGAATATGGCAGGTTTGATAAAGCTTCTTTTCTTTACGAGATGAAATCCCGATACGAGTTAAAGTTTCTTTTACTTTTAAGAAACTATCTGGTGATGGCAGCGAAATTTCAATACCTACACCTTTAAAAATATTTTCAGATTGCATAATCACAGCACCTTTAGTTTATTGTTATTATAATGCTGATGTTCACCATGACCATCCGAATATTTATTATTTTGTTACTCCCCCTGTAGCCATTTTGGAATGTATGACTTGAAGGTCTTCTTTCGATAAAGCTTTGAGATAAAGTTTAGCAACAGTTCTATTACAGCTGTAAACATGTTGAATAGCATCTAGATCAGCACTCTTATCAGCTTTAGTCCACTTTGAAAATCGTTTACGTTTGCGAAGTGCGCCTAGATAATAATTGAATTGAGCGTGATTAAACAAATGATGACGCATATTCATTTCATTAGCATGCAAAATAGTATCTTCAAAATGAGAGAAACCACGATTAACCATATAACCACTGTATTGCTTTTCAGCTAGTTCTGGACTTTCGTGATTGCTAATAACATCTTTCTTATCGAAAGAAACAGCGTTCATAAAATCAAATGGGCTCAGATCTGCCATTAATTACTTCCTCTAACTCTTTGAGTACATCATCAAATTCTTTAGCGCATGGCTCACAGGATTTAACCGTGTGAGCACCATCAGCTGTATCCATAGTTATAGTATATACAGTCTTTTTGTCAACCTTTTTTTCACAGAATATACAAGTATCTGTATTTTTGTCGATTAGTCTTTTGAACCACTCACTCATTTGTACTCAGCTTCCATCATCACTTCGGTTAAGAAAGCAACCATGTTGACCTCAAGATCAGCTACGAAATTCGCTTTGTACATATAATCAGCAAGTGTTACAACAAAACCAGGCATAGACTTAAGCTGAACCTTATCAGATGCCATATCATAAATGCGGCGGAACATCTCATTCATGTCTTGATCTGAGTTTCGAGCAACCCACTTACGCATCTCAGTGAAGTTCTTTTCCTTAAGCAAGCGGAACAATTCATCCATAGACTCTTGCTTTAGGTTAATAAAAATGCCCTCGTCAATCTTACCAGATCCCGCATAAGTTTGCAACTCAGTCAGTACGCGACGGAAATCCGGGAAGTGTTTTTCGATTACTTTTGCAACTACTTTGTTGTCGTACTCTACTTGTTCTTGGTCGAGGATGGCACGTACTCGCTTGTAGAACTGAGCAGCAAGAGCTGGACGGTCAGCAGTTTCAATAGTGAAATCCACTTCTGATAGACGAGAGCGGAGTGGAGCAATAATTCGGTTTTTAAAGTTGCAGGTAAAAATAAACCCGCAATTAGAAGAATATTCTTCGATAAAGTTACGAAGAGCAGGTTGAACACTTGCTGCATTCAGGTAATCGGCTTCATCAAAGATAACATACTTACGACCACCAGCCAAAGAAACAGCTGATGCATATGTAGAAATTTCATAACGGAGAGTGTCGATGTTCACATTAAGCGAAC